TAGAGTAGCGGTTCCACAGCGGCGGATAGTTACCTATCACGTCGATGGGAGCCGTGCGGTCGACAGTGCCACCCTTCGCGAGGGCGCAGTAGCGAGTGTCGATTTCGCCGTTATCTGCACGCCGGAAGGTATGGAAGCCCAGACTCGGGCAATCGAGTGTCGGTGTTCCTGTGTACTCGGCATACTGCACAGTGCCGCATCCAGCCAGGAGAGCCAGAATGGGAAAATAATGGCGCATTATCTGTCCTTTTAATTAAAGATCGTGTCGGAACCCAGTGAATACTAACGGTGGTCTGATTCCGGTTCCGCCCTCGTCGACGGGTTTCGCTCCGGTGTTGAGGTGCTTAATTCGCGCAAGGTGGCCGAGAAAGTTACTTCGATGCAACCAGATTTCTCTTCGCTCCTTGCTAGTGAACCCAGTTCCAACTCGAAGCTCTTGACCTCGCCAGTGGACAATGAGCGCGCCGAGAACACCAGCAGGGATCTTTCCTTCTGCGTGAGTGGATCTTTGAGTATAACCTCGACCATCGAGAGTAGCTGGATTAGCATTGCGAAAGAGCTCCTCAAAGCCGACAACCTTTGCTTCGATATGCGAGAAACGCTTGACCTTGACGAGATACTGTTCGTTCATGGTTGAGCGGCCGAGCTTGTAAACACCTTCCGGATTGCGCGTTACTATTCCTTCGTACCGAAGCTCGACCGCGTTCTTCTCGAATTCGACGAGCTGATCGTAGGTTTCGATGAGGTGGCCATCCAAGCGTATGACGTTCGGTAGCATTTCTTGCAGCGACTCATAACGTCGGTAGTAAGGATAAGGCAACGCAGCGTTATCAAATACAAAGAACCGGATACCATCCCCAGGTGCTCCTGCAGATTTGAGTATCTTGTCCGTGCGCCTGAAACAATCCGAAGCATTAGGTTCGCCATAGATTAGTTCTCCATCATAGCCGGTTGGGATGTCGAGCTTCGAGAACAGCTGCTGAACCTCACGATTCGGCACTGCGTTGAGTTTGCGAGTGAAGAATTCAAGGTGCTGCCAGACGGCCCGCCAGCCATCGAGCTTGATGAAGGCGATGCACGGGAGGCGAATGTCGCGCAGATCTGTGCACTTCGCGCCAAGGATCGGTTGGAAAGAGCGGCTCATGTGAAGTTTCCGTTGCGAATTTCCTGGAAATTCTCGATCTGCCTGAGCTCGACAGCGGTGCAAGCGTGCGCAGCGGCTATATCGATCCACCGCTCTTGCGGGAAGATAGCATAGAGCCATTCGAGATCTTGACGCTTGATGAAGTGGATGACGGTGAGATTGCTCACGGAATATCCTTGTACTGTCGTTTCCCATACTCGACAAGAGCATTGAAGACGTTCGGTTCGAGTGCGACAAACGCCGGGGCCTCGCTTCCACCCTCGACGCTGATCCAAACCTGATAGCCGTCGAATTGCGCGTAGACGCCATCGCCCAGATACTCACGCTGAGTCATTTCACGTTTCGCTTGTTCCACGATTTCTCACTTTTGACGAGGTGGATACAACTCGGAGAGACGCCCGACCACGCGGCAAGGAGGACGTTTGAGATTCTGCGGCCAGTCTCGGACTGGATGAATGTCGCCCAGTCTTGAGTAAGTACAGCTTGGCTGTTGCGATCTCCCGCTTGGCCGCCTTTACGGCGCTTAGCGTTGACTCGATCCTTTTCCGCATCCCAGCGGCATTTGCGGCAGGTATTGTCGAGATGCTGGTAAATCTTTCGCTCGCCGCTTTTAAGCCAGTGAGGCTTGTAATGAAGCTTGAACGCAGAAGCGGGCTTAAGAGCCTTACATTTGAGGCAGCTTTTGCTCGCCACTGCGTTGATTTCGACAAGACTATTACTCGCTCTCAAAACGGGATATCGTCTTCCAGGTCCGACGGAGGTGGAGGCCGCTTTTCCGCTTTCTCTTTCTTCGCGGCTTGGCGCTCCTCGTACTTGTCGTCGTTGGGGAAGAGCTTGATCGTTGGGTTCTCGATTTGGCTCAGGACGATGAACGGGTTCAGCTTGATGAAAATCGAGTCATCGTCGTTGATCCAGGCTGCTCCAATTTTGCCCTTGGAGGTTTCATCTGGGATGATCGCCCAGAGGTTATAGTCGGGCTTGCGTGCCTTCTCCTTCACTTGATCGAAGCTACGGGTTCGTACTTCTCGACGAAGGTCTCGTTCTTGATGGGGTAGAACTCTCCGCGCGTCCCCTTGATAATCCAGTCGCCCTTCTCGCAGACGACGTGACCGTGCTCGTTGTTGATCGCGACAGAGACGGGGTCCCAGCTGCGCTCGACGAACGAGGGCCCGATCCACTTCACCAGCTCATCACGGGTCTCAGGCGTGTTCTGCAAGGCCTCGATCGTGATGCGCTTGCTGACATACTTTTTAGGCATTAGACTCTCCAGGTAAGTTACAAAACCGTCTCCGCACTGATCGAGCGTGATCGGCATTTCGAAGTGACCTTCTTTCACATCAGATCCTTCAGGTCGATCTCGAGGTCTTCGCTCGGACCTTCCTTCAGTTTCGGGTTCTCGAGGAGTTTCTCCCCGAAATCTTTGGCGAGTGGGTCCCAGACACGCTTGCGGTACTGGTTGAGCCACTGCTCAGGATTGTTGCTCTTGCAGAGCATTAAGAAGGAGCAGCCGCCGTAGCTCGCGCAGGCGCCCTTACTGATGGCCATATCCCAGTAGCCTTCATTATAGGCTCGAACCATGCGCCGCAGATCACGATGAAGCTGGAACCACCAGCGTTCGATCTCCCACGTGCTGCGCTGTTGAATGCTCTCGGCGTGAGTTATTTTGGTTTTGAGAAGCCCAATCCCCCTAACAACCGCGCCCGCGACTGGTATGCCGTGTTCTCTTGCGGCGGCGACGTAGCCGGTGAATTGGGAGTCGAGGTCCCATTGCGCTGCCCACGTTTCGCCAAGAGAACCGGTAGTTTTCTCGTCGGTGACGTACAAGAGGCCATGCATAACTCCGATCATGTCAGAGCGTCCGCCGTAGAGGATCGGGTCGCCAGTTTCTGGGTGCATTACTTCAGTAGGGATGGCGAAGCCAAACTCGACCATGGCTTTACCGTCTTTGCCGATGTACGGCTTGATTGGATCGAGACCTAGCCTATAGCGGCTCATGTAGCTGTCGAAAGCGCGGATAACGTTCTCGAGGCTTTTGTCACCGGAGCGGGTGGGCGGGAACTGGACGGGGCCGTAGAACTGCATGAGAGCTTCGAGGCCGCGCGTAAGGCTTTCTGCCTCAGTCTTCCCGTCCTGGTAGAAGCACTTTCTCGCTACCTCGAGCCCTCGTGCAAACGCCCCGCCTGCATGAAGGTGCACAGAGGGGGCGCTTGGCGCGAGCTGGTAGCCGAAGCTGTACATCCACTTTCGCTCGCATTGAATGAAGTCGCTTCTCATAGTGTTATCGATGAGCGACGGGAAATGAGGCTTCGTTCCCGTAAACAGCCGAGGGAGCTCGACCGGGACTATCGGTATTACACGATCTGGCACAAAAATCCTCCGGTTATTAAAGCGCTGGATTGCGCTGTAAAAGAGAAGGCACGGAATTGCTCCCATGCCCTCTGTTTTACATCGACGGCAGCAGCCGGTCTAAATCAGCATTGAGTTGATCGTCAGTTGCAGGCGCGCTAGCTTTCCGTGCGCGTTTCGGCTTGGTGCCCGCGTCAAGTTCGGCGGTAGCGCCTTGGCCCTGTCGAAGCGACTCGTACACTTTCGCTGTACTCCTTTCCAGATGATTAACGCCATCGTCGCACATTCCGCGTCAGTTGTCAAGCGGACTATCGACGCCGCTCATTCGAGCTCCTAGTCAGATTCAGGTGGATATGCCACCGGAGGTGGTGTTGGAACGGGAGGCGGCTTCTGCTGGAGCCTTACCTCCTTAAGGTAGCGTTCCAAGAGCATTTCGAGAAGTTGCGTTCTCGCTCCATATTTCGGCTTCTCGCGCATCGGATCAGTAATGATGAGTTCTACTTCGGCCGCAAGATCAGCGCGGACCATCACCTTCCAGGGAATGCGAGGGATAGCGTTAGGCTTGCGGCCGACGCTCATGAGATGAGCCTTTCCTTGAGTTGATTCAAGCAATCTTCTGCGCCTTCCTTGTCCGCGATGAAGATCCAATACTCTTCACCAGCGGTTGATCGGCTCGGCGCTCGGGCAATGACGGCCCAGTTGAACTTCGGGTCCTCTGGTTCGATGAGTTCGAGAAGCTTGACGTTCTCCATCTGGTCAAGATTCACCAAGTCACCGTCGACGTCAGTAATCCAGTTACTCATACCTTGTTCTCCGGTATCTGGGCTCTTATGCGAGTAATACCCGGCTGGACTGTAACAAACATTCCAACCTCGCCGTTGTCGAGGCAGCCGAATGAGAGCGCGACTATTTTCTTTTTTCTGCCGATAAGCCGCAGGTCTTTTAAAATGTGCTCTATCCGGTTGAACTCGACTTGGCGAGCGCGCTTGATCGCTTCGAGCGGCATCTCCCTTACTATATTCTCGAGTGCTCCAAGGGATTCCTCGGGAATAAAATAAGTTTGTCCTTCGAGACAAGGTGATGCCGGCACGTTGCTTTTTGCGCCATTTTCCTCGGGCATGCATGAGCTCCATTAGGTTATGAAAAGCTTTCTACTTGAACTCTAATTTCACCAAAGCTCGGATCGTTCTCCAGGGTGGGAACGGCCTCCGCCTGCTGCACAAGCCAAGCCGCCAAAAGCAGCGCCTCGTGGCGTGAGAGTGGATGAGCAGGAGTTTTATGAATAATCACTCTGTACTCACCACATCTCGCGACCGCGAAGACATTGTCGAAAGGCAGCCCGGGACCTTCGCTCACGGATCCACGTCGAGGTCATCTTCGGAGTTGTAGCTCTCCTCGACGTCGCTCCCGTTGATCGGCTTCACTTCGATTGTTCCAAGCAGGAACGCCGGCTTCTCTCCTTTCGGCGGGTAGAGCACTTTTACTTTGAGCACTCGCCCGTCCTTGAGCAGCGCACTAACGTGAGCGCTCATGTCGCGAGCGACGTAGCCGATTTGCTTCTCGTCGGAAAGAACTCGCACGGCGTTGGAGTCGTACGGGTTGCCCGGCTCCGCCATGAGAGTAAGCGGAGCTCCCGCGAGAAGATGACCTTCGTCGTTCTGCTCCTTCATCGCATGATGAGAACCGCCAACGACACGAATCTGCATTGTTTCCATTTCTAACCCTTCCGTTGAAAGATGTCGATGATGATCTGGTTGAAGTGCATGCAGAGGAGAAGCGATTCCTCCTCCGGGACCTTCAGCTGATCGCACAGATCCTTATGTATCGACCGCAAGAGGTCATGCACCTCGCGCTGGAATAACTCCAGTTGAAACTCGGGGTCTACCTTTGCTCTGATTACTCCTTCGCTTAAGAGGTTTTCAATAAGCATGAGCTCGGCGGCCATAGAGCTGGTGAATGCGAGACCGGGGCCGTGCGTGTGAGCGATCGACTCCTCGATAGCGTCGAAGCGTTCGGTCAGGCGAATTGATCGCGCGCGGTCTGTCATCGGCCGCTTCGCTCACCCTCGCGCACGAGTGCTTCTCCCATCGCCTCGAGAAAGGCACGCGAGAGTTTGTAGCGATGCACCTGCTCGAAGCCGGTCTGGGCGTTGTCGCGAGGCGAAGCTTCGATCACGCAGTTCGTGGTGAGCCACTTGGTCATGCCCTCGTTTTCCGCGTAGTCTTTGATCCAGACTTCTCCCTCGGGACAATCCTCTTCGACCATGTTAACGCTGGCGGTCGCGAGCACTTCATCGTAACCGTCTGGTTTGCCCACGAGAATGAGCGCCAGACGGTTATTCGGATAGTGGTGAACCTCGAGATCGGCTAACCACTCCTTGAAAGGTAAGCCAAAGAGGATCTTCATTTGTCCACCTCGATGGTGATCTTGATCCGATCCGGGGAGCCGCCGAAGGCTTTCTTGAGCGCTTCTTGCGAGACGTATGCGTTAGGCATTACCTCGCGACCGCCTCCGACGATGTCATAGCGCGTCATGCGCAGAGTCGGGCGGGTGTTCGACATCTTGACTACGATCTTCTGATCATCGGGCACGTGAGTCTCCTTAGGTTAGGACAGCGCCTTGCACGACATCTTGAAAACGACACCCCCTGGAGTTTTGTCTTTGAACTTGTTTAGTTCATCCAGATTGATCGCTCCTTGTACCCTGTAATCCGGTGTGAGATAAACATACGCGGGCTTTCCTTGTATGAGCATCAGCACTTGCCAGGTGAGATCAGGGAGTCTGACCTGGTGTATGGTCTTGCTGTTCAAAACAGGTTTCATTTGGAGCTCCTTGGTTGACTACTTTACTACGCGGTAAGGTTGCGGCTCACCCTCACGGATGAAGTCAGCGACCATTTGCGTGTGCCTGCACTCGTCGACAGCGCGGTTGCGCCACCTGGGGCAGTTGCACACGAGCTTGGCTTTGTATGTTGGGCTGGGAACGACTTCAACCCTGTACTCGGCCGCGGGAGCGTCGGTGTTGTCGTCGAACTTGACGACGGAGAACTGGATTAAGTTCTTCCGCTTGATGAAGTATTCGCTCTCGTGTGCCATCAGATGTTCTCCTCGCACGCTTCTTCGCACTCGGTACAGCAGGTGCAGAAGTTGTCAGAACAATCGTTGTCAATCTGGCAAGCATATGGACAGGCGTGTGGCTCGACAGCAGCATTAACGCCACAGACACTGCATTTGGCTTCGCTTTCCATTAGTTCGCCCTCCACCACCAGATGAACGCTTGCCACAGTGTTAGTCCGCGAAAGGCTCGCTCGGTTTCCCAGCAGAAGTCACACTTCCTCGTGTGCCTCATGAGAGTAGACGATTTGCAGTACTTGCACGGCACGGTAAGGTGATACGTGTTCATCACTCCTCCTTCACGTTCAAGGTGACAACGTAGCGCTTCCCTTGAATCTGCATCGTAACGCTGCCCGTGTCGAGAAGCTCCACGAGTTCGCTCGTATTTGATTCAAAGAGGCCGCCGATGGAACGCTGTTCCGGGTCAAAGCTCTTGATCATGAGCTCGTTGAGGCGTTCGAACTCGCCGCGTGGATCACTCTCGAGCAACCGACAGGTATCGAGAACCATCTCCCACTCACCGCGAGCGTTCTTCTGAAGAACGGTAATCCAGGTGGGAGAGCCGCCCCAGACGATGTACCCAATCGGGCCTGCGTAACCGGGGCAGTCCGTCATATAGTTCTCGAGTACGAACGTTTGGCTGGAGCTCAGGTCCATCTCCTTCGTGCCGTCTCGCTTCTCAACGAGCGACATGAAGGTTTTGTGCTCAGGACGGGTTGCGAGTCGCATTTAATATTCCTCCCTTGAGTTGAAACTCTTCCACTCGGCAGCAGCGAAGAACGGTCACGCCGCTGATATGGACGTAAAGAACTGCGCGAGTTGGATCCCACTCGATTTCGACGTTAGCCGGAGATGTTACGTCGAGCGAATGGTCAATGAGATACTGAATGTCGGGGCTCATATTAGTTCCCAGGAAAAACTAGATATTTCTGCTGAGGCACGCTTGGCGAGAAATTGTGAATCCAGCCATCGACGCGTGGGATCAGCTACCGTGAACGGCTTCATTGAGTCACCATCAGGCGTGAACCAGCGATGTACTCGGCAAGGGCGTAACGCTTGGCGTGAGTGCCGAGCGACCAACCTTTGTTGTACTCGCGTTGGCGCTTCAGGCTGCGGAACTTGCGCGGCTGCTTGCGACCTTGAACTGCATCGCGCCATCCAGTGCGGAAACTCGGGTGAGACAGATACGTTGGCTTCATTTGATCGAGAGTCATTTGACCTCCTCATCCAGGTGATATTGCACCATCCAGTCGACAGTCGGGGACGTCTCGACTGCGACCCACGTCTTGCCTTGATCGGGCGACTGCATGAGTGGCCGGAACTCTTCGCCGACGATTCGCTCGACACGCTCACGATCTCCGACTTCCTTGAAGCACTCAGCGGAGTCAGGATGGCGAAACTCGACCACTGCCAGGCGTCGGGGCTTGAAGATTACGGGGATCTGATTCCCTTTCGAGTCGCGCGTCATGGAAACTCCTTTGAGCTTCAAGGTGACCTTCGGTTCCGGAGCTGGAATGGTGCGCCCAGCATCGTAGCCGTTGACGCTCTCGGCCGGAACCCTGACTGCTTTCCCGCTGGGATAGACACCATACTGATACGATCTACCCTGGTCGTCGGTTCGGACACCTGGCAGCACCATAAGATTTGCAGGGAGTTCAGGCTTTTTCATGAACGTCTCCTCGCAGGCCAACGCTTCTTAGCCAAGGCAGATCCGGTTTTACCAATCGCTGGCCGTTTGCACAACCAGATTCCTTTGTGGTATTCCGCTATTTTTCTCATTCGAGCCCCTTGATGATGATCTCATCGTCATTGGCAGCCACGTCGAAGTCGATTTCTTTTTGTGCGAAGAGTTTTCGCTCTTCCTCGAGTTGCTGATCCCAAATCGCTGCCTGTGCAGCCTGATCGACCCTAATGCAGCCCGAGCAACGAGCTACCTTCTGATAGTGCCATTCGATCAGATCCTCGAGAGGTTTGATTATCTCATGCACGAGGAACAGGTTGGGACAATGCGCGGCTGATCGGAGAATAAAGCCACCGAAGGGCCGAGTCGATTTGAACTTCACGTACTCACCACCGATGAATTCTGTCACATCGGAGCAACACGCGCATTCTTGAATTACAACGTGAGTTACGTTGGCGATGGGCTGCCAAGCAAGGGAATCCTCGGGGTTTAAACGCTCGGGGCTCTTGCCAGTTCCCTTGCCTATTTGAGGATTTGCTTGGTGCCAAGCCTTATTGAGGGGCCTGTGCGATGTGTCTTTCTTTTTCTTCCCAAAATCCTCATTGAGTTCGGCCAGGAAATCCATCGTTTCCTGATCCGGCGTCTTACCCTGCGGTACTGGTACAGAATCCTGCTTTTTCGGAGTGTTCATGTTATCTCCAGGTGGTTAAAGGAACAGCGCCAACGTGAAAACTGCTACTGTAACGAGGCCGCCAAGCGCACAGATATAACTAACGCCTGGGTACTTATCAGAAATCTCGACGGCCAGAAAAATGGCAGCGATTGTGAGAAAGAAAACTGCTACGTCGTCAGTTATCGGGTTCACTGTTTGGTTCCGTCAGGTTTTGCGCGCGAGAAGGGCCACATAATGCGCCATTATGCGCCCCATTTGGTCAGTTTGTCAAGCACTCTATTTCGAGAACGCAAAGAAAAAGCCCCAAAATTCTGGGGCCTTTTCAGGTAGTTGGGGAGTTAGTGGAGTCCTTCCGCTAGCTTTACCTCGACGCTCCCCGTAGATTGGTTAGGCTGGCTCGAGATCGACTTCGATCTCTTTCGCCTCCTCGCCCTGCGCTTCGAACGCGGCCGCAGCCTTCTCGGCGCGCATCTTGGCGATGGTGGCTTTGACGCCGGCGTTGCCTCTCCACGCCTTGCGCTCGTCGTCGGTCGCCTTCTCGACCGCAGCGCGAGCCTTCTCCACGTTCACGCCCTTGATGCGGGCGATTGCCTCGGCCAGCTCGGCCAGACGCGGGGCGCCGCCTTCGCGGTCGGCGGTCCACTCGTTCGCGTAGAGCTGGTCGATCGTGGCCTGCGCGTTCTTGATGCCCTCGCCGAAGTTGCCCTTCACGCCTGCGAAGGAATCGCCGATCTTCTGGCTCGCGCCGTGGCAGCGCAGGTCGAGCTTCGTCTCGTCGTTGACCTTGTTAGTGTCGAACGTCAGGACGGTGCCATTGCCGAACTTGAAGCTCACGACGCCTGACTCGTCCCAGGACTTGTCGCAGAACTTCGGGGGTTTCGCTGCCCCGCCTCCGGACGCTTGCTGTTGACCTTCGGCTGCGAAGATACCCGACAGGGCCATTGCGATGATACTGCGTTGCATGTAAATCTCCTTTGGTTAATTGGACTCGGGAATCGCTCCCGAATGATGATCGTGCCACGGGTCGATTCAGTTGTCAAGAACTCTATTTCAGTAACGGCAGATCCGGAAGTATGGCGAAGCTCACGATCGGCGATTCAGGTTGCCAATCCCATCCACCTATATTCATCCAATTAGACACTGAATAGCTATCGTCTGCATGAATACACAGGTACGCCAAACTATAACCTAGGGTTGGTGGTACACCTTGACGGAACTCGAGTGTGATCTTCATGTCCAGGCGGGACGTTCGGTCCAGCCGTTGTAGCAGTCCCAGCGTGCGCCATTGAAGCGGAGCGCATGCACCTGGATGCCGTGTATCCAGACGTATTGCTGATTGACAGCTTTCTTGAGCCGCCGGTCTGCCAGGAGATGAGTGCTGATGCTCTCAGGGCCTGTCCAAGGTTCCCACTCATCGCCTTCAGTTCCAATGAAATGCGAGGGTCGCACGTGCTCCTGCTCGGGGTGGATTTCAGTCTTTAAACGCTCCTTGAGATCTTTCATCAGATGCAGATTCCTAGAGAAGTGGCGCAATTAGGACAGGTAACGTTATGCTTGTCTGCCATACTTACCCAGGTGTGACCTGCGGGCCAGTCGATAGGTCGACCCTTGATGCCGCAGCGAGCCGAACCTAAGTCGAGCACGTGGCAGATTTCCTTCTCTAGCCGTTTATCTCGTGCGTAATCGAGCGCCTCTTGAGTGCTGGTATCGATTGCAGGATCGATGGTGACGAATACTGGCGGCGCGTTCTGGAGCTCCTTGAGCTTTTCAAGGCCATCGAGCAGATTATCTGCGTGCCGCATGACCCAGTCGTAGACGTCCTTAGGTGTGCAGTGTGCGTTTCTGTGGTCGCGGATGACTGAGCGGAACTCGAGCCACTCGTCTTCCCAGTCGATGCTTCGCGCCCCAGGATTGGACACCGGGCTTGGGCTCGGGCTCGGTGCTGATGGCGCGCCTAATTGCTTGCTCGGGTCCCAGGGAACGGTTGCGCTTTTGGGCTGGGGTGAAATAGAAGGATCGCCCCGTAGATGCTTCTCGACAAAATCATCTATACCTTTCATCGGATCTGAGGCTGGGCTAACGCGCAAGATACGCTTCGCTTCTGCCTCGCTTTCTTCAGGCCAGCCTCCGAACGCGTGCCAGGTGTGCGTGCGGCCACACTTGCAGATATCGCTGTCGAAATCGCGAGGAGTGTATTCATGATCAGGTTTCATCGTATCTCCATACATTAATGCGAGTTCTAATTTGGTAACCCAGGTTCTATACCACAGTAGAGGTGGATCGTCGCGGTCAGTTACGCTGCGCTCCTGCGAGTTCGCGGAGGTCATTTCGGATCATACTCGATGTGGAAGTGAGTTGGGCCTTGGCGCTCATATATCACATCGTAGTCGGGACCTAAGCGAGCTTTCACACGCTTCACTATTTGCTCGCAATCGTCTGCGGGTATGTGACGAGCTCTGTAATCGAGCGCTTTGCCGTCGCCGTGGAGTGTGCCGATCATGTGCACTCCATTGCTTCCGCAGGTAATCACACACTCGTAGCCCATCGCGTAGGTCATCTCGTCTTCGAGCACAAGGCTCGCGTGGAACATCTGCCATACTACACGCTCGATGCTTGCTCCAGCTTTGATCTTCATCGTTATCCTTTCAACATATCAGGATGGGGTTGGTTGCACTTGAGGCAGAACGTAAGCTCGTTTGTCCACTCATGAGCGCCGCCTTTCGGACAGGCTGGAGCCATTGGATCTGCGAGGCTCATGTACTTCTTGACTGCGTCTTCAGCGGGGTCGCCGACGGAGGATTGCGCGTCAACGCTCGGCATAGAGACTTCGACTGGTGTTTTAATCTCGAGCTCTGCGCTGCTGACCTTCAACTCGAGCGCCCACAACCCGCGAGGAACGAACAGAATAAAGTGTTGGCCTGCTTGCTCCTCGATTCGCACGATCAGGTCTTGGGTCGCCGGAGCGAATTCGTGCTCTTCTGCTGCTAGCGCGACTCGAAAGCGATTGAACTGGTGTCGGGTACTGATCGCTGAGCTCTTGTCGGGCATCGGCCAGGGTGTTATCGGCTGCTGAGCAAACGCTCTGGCTGCTACCTCCCAAAGCGGCCTTGGATAGCTCTTCGAACTCGTTTGTGCTCGTTTCGTCATAAGGTTTCCTTGCGTGGTGGGATAGGAATATGGATGAGGGCTAAGAGCCTAAATGGCTATCTGCGATCCCCCGGTCATTTACGTCCAAGTTGCCGGGTAGTGGTTCTTAAAAAAAAAAAGAAAAAAAGAAAAAACACTGACGTGGCAAGATCCCGCTTGGCCGAAGATATGAGGGGGGTCGCATATAGCCATATAGGAGGTTTAGGGCTCATTGATGTTGCTACGTTAACGGTTGCACGATCAGTTGTCAAGTGGACTATTCCGGCATTCGATCGCTCGCGCGACCTCTTCGCTGAAAGCTAATCGGAGCGAATCAATCGGAGCTCACAGTCGAGAGAGAAAAGCTTAGGCGCCATGGGAGCTTTCGTGCGCCGAGCACAAGCGCCTTGACTGTAAGTCGAGGTTGGGAAAAACTGCCCTTAGCGGGGCAGCTCTCCTTCCTCGTAGGCTCTGCGGTTCTCGAGCACCAGCGCGATACACTGCGCGGCCTGCAAGTCATACTGACCGTCAGGACATTTGCAATAAAACTCGAACGCTTTCTTCAGCGTCTCTGTCGGAATTCTCTGTACCATCTTCCAGTTCGGACGTTCCATTCTCTTCTCCTAAAAGCCCAGGGGCGACTGAGTGTGACTTCTGACGAGCTCGCTCAGTCGCACTCTCCGTTAGCATTATATGTCACCGGAGGAAAACCGGGGCCTCTCGACCCCGTACACCTTTACTCGAAGACTACTTTGATCTCTTCCTTCGAGTCCGCGGCGTTCGCGGCCGCTCGCTCGGCGTAGATCTTCGCGATCTCCGCTTTCACCTTCAGGTCGCTTCTCCAGAGCTTCACCTGATCCGGCATTGCGACTGCGGCTTTCTGCAGCTTCTCCACCGGGTACTTGCGCGGGTTCAGCCGATTCATGGCCTCGATCACGATCGCAGTCGTATCGCGCGCACCAGCCGTCATGCGCCAGTCGCCGCCGTTCTTGTAATGCGCGGCCAGTTCCACGCACGCGTCGTACTTGGCTTGCCCGAGGTCGTCGCCGCTCTCGAGATCGCCGAAGCGTTGGAGGTAACCGTGCTCCTCGGCTTCCGCGTGATTGGCAGCCGGGAACGTCGCCAGATCGATACGCAGCTTTTTCTCGATCTTCTCGAAGTCCAGATGGAGGACGCCGTTCACGATGCTCTTTTTCAGCACTTTCATTTGATCGATTCCTTTCATGTGATCCTCAGCCGGGATTGGCCGAGGTGTCAATACTACCATGTCTGTCCGCTCGCAGGGAGCCTTTCGGCTGTACGGCTGCACAGATCGCAACCTTGAGGACTGGAGTCAGGCTTCTGGCCGCCCGGAGGCGAAAGGGGCTTCAACCCTTCAGGTCTTGATCGACCTCACCACCACTTGATCTCAACTACTAACCACAGAATCATTGTCCCATAAAACTCATCTTGTGTCAAATCTTTTTGATGGGGCTGAATCATGTTAAGAATCAAGTACTTAATGAGGAGTGAGTACCCACCTGCCCCCAAAAAGTTCGTGAGCGGATTCTCCCATACGGTCAGACGGCGCGCGAGAAAATCTGGGGAATTAAAAGGCCCAATAATGGCCCATTATCTTCCCCTTAAAGCATAGTCCTCTTGACAACTGAATTCGATTCGGTTACCGTGGCGTTATGACTCAGAGCCAAGATTCCGAACAGAACCGCGGGAGCTCGATCCTCAAGCGAGGCATGACGCCGACGCACGAGCTGATGGGCGAATGGATCCTGCAGAATCCAGGCGGGACCCTGCGCGAGATGGGCGCGCACTTCGGCTATAGCGAAACGTGGCTGAGTCAGGTGATTAACTCCGATATGTTCAAAGCTTATATGGCCCAGCGCATGGGCGACATTCAGAGTTACGTCTCGCTCGACATCCCGCAGAAGATGGCCCACCTAGCGAACCAGAGCATCGAGCGGATGCGCGAAGTTCTCGAGAAAACCAACGATGCTGAGGTTATCAAGGATTCGTTCGACAAGGTCATGCACCGCTACGGCTACGCTCCGAATGCCAGGAACGCAATCCAGCCTGACGGCCCGAAGCCCGGCGCGGTTCAGAACAACGTCTTCTTCCTGAGCGCCGAGGATCATGCGCGTGTCAAGGAGAAGCTGATCAACTCGCACGCCCAGCCCGCGGAGCCCCAAGCTCTGCCCCCGCCAGCGCAACCGGCGCAGGCTCAACCGCAATCGGAAGAGGATGCAAGAGAGCGCACCGTTACCGACACCTAAGCGATTCAAGCCGGCGATAGATGTCAGAAGTGCCAAGTTCCTGCCCGGCAAGCCAGTGTTCATTACGCGGAAGAAGTCCCGCGGAAAGTTCGCTGTTGGAATAAGGTACGAGCGCAAGGTGCATGAGCATCTAGCGCTTTTGGCGCTTGGGGTTCCCGGCCTGAATTATGTGGAGTCGCCGTGGATAGAGTTCGAGGACGCCAGCGGGACGCGCTATTGCCAGTTGGATGGGCTCCTGCTCGATAAAACGAATCGCTCCGCGCTGATCTATGAAGTCAAGTACAAGCATATCGCGAACGCCTGGTGGCAACTTACCCAGCTCTACGAGCCGGTAGTTCGCGTGCTACTTCCCACTTATCGTCCTATCTGCTTGATGGAAATCGTGCACTGGCATGATCCGCAGGTCACGTTCCCTCAGCGATACGATTTAACCTCTTCACCTCTGAAGGTTCCCCATGCAAACAAGGTCGCAGTCTGCATCTTCAACCCCCGAACTCACCGCGGGATTCAGTCTGATGGATGTCATGAGCGCGAAAGTGTTCGTGAAGCGGCTGGTGCAGAGCGGAATGCGTAAAGGGCCCTCAGAGCTACTGGTTCTCTCTGACCACGCGCTCGAGCAGTGGTACAGCGAGGAGGCCGTTCGCTATCTGTTAGAGCGAAAGGCTGCACGCGAAGTACCCATCGTAATTCCTTAAGGAGCAGCAAAGCAATGGAACAGAAAACCTCAGGGCAGCAAGCAGACACCGGGGCAACCCGTACTGTGCAAGTGGAAGGGAAGGTCGTCGACCAGCAGCGCACCGGCAAGCTGGGCATCCCGCACGCCACTCACGCAGACGTGCTGAATACGCGCGTCGGCAGCGAGGCGTCGCAGGAAAGCGGTCTCCAGCCGGTCGAGGCGACCCTCGGCGGAATCGCTGGCGCCACCGAAATCAGGAACAAGGACATCAAGAAGCGGCACGACGACGAGATGGTGCGCCGAGGCAGGCGTAACCGTGAAGGTGCTGAAGTCGTCGCCGGCAGCAACGAGGTGTCGCTCGGTTTTACGGGCCTGATGATGGTCGAGGTAGACGGTGAGAAAGCCGTTCCGGTCAGCGGAAGCTTCTCCGGACAGTTCAACGAGAAGATCGTGCTGCGTCGTGCAACCGAAGCGGAAGTCGAAGAGATGACCGCGGCACGAGGTCCGGCACCGACGGCTGGCGACAAGACCCTGGTGAAGGGCAGCGGCGTAGGCGGCGGAGGCAATCCGCAACACGCTCGCGACAGCACCGGAGTCGCTTCGAATACTGCCGAACGTCAGCAGCCCGGCCAAGGGGTCGTAGGCGGCGGCAGAACGAGCCGGAACTGAACCAGCTCGTCGCTCTCAACCCGAGGGAAGCAGCCGAGGCTGGGGCAGCATCGCTCACGACCTACGGCAAGTTGTTCTTCCCTCGTACCTTTAGGCAGGCGAGTCCTGCCTTCCACGAGGAGATTGGGGCCGCGCTTTACTCCCCGTCTCGCTTTAATGCTTGGGAGATATTCCGTGATGGAGCAAAAACCACATTGCTGCGTACGTACAAGTCGCAGCGGATTGCTTACGGGATCTCCCGCACTATCATGTACGTGTCTGTGTCACAACAACATTCGATGTTTAGTCTTCGCTGGCTACGTCGCCAGGTTATGTACAACAAGCGCTGGACCAATACCTTCGGCCTCGAGCAGGGAACCAAGTGGACCGATGAGCATTGCGAGATCGTACATAAGAATCTTCCTGTCAACGACGACGGCAGCCCGGTTACGATTACGGCGCTTGCCATGGGGATCACAGGCCAGATTCGCGGCTTTAACCCTGATGACTATCGCCCAGATCTGATTATTATCGATGACATCTTGAATGAAGAGAATACTGCGACACCAGACCAAAGGAAAAAGATCGAAGCATTGCTCTTCGGGGCCTTGCTCAACTCCCTGGCGCCTGCTTCGGAGGCACCTCTCGCGAAAGCGGTGTACCTTCAAACTCCGTTTGACAAGAAGGACAGCATCGAAAAGTGCATGAACGACCCTGAGTGGAATCCGAGGCGTTATGGAATTCTCGACGAGCAAGGCAGGAGCCGGTGGGAGACGCGCTATCCGACGGCGCAAGTTCTAGCTTCGAAAGAGGCGCATATCCGTCGAGGCCAGTATCGCCTCTGGATGCGTGAGAAAGAGTGCCAGATTGTCACTGGCGACGACAAAGCAATCGATGTCAGTCGCTTTAAGACCTACGATGTCTTGCCTGAGTATCTAGACGTACTCATAGCGATCGACCCTGCGTCGAGCGACAACGAGGAAGCTGATGATCACGCCATCGCAGCAATCGGGTTTAAGGGAAATGACGTTTTCGTGCTGGCTTACGCGCTTGCTAAAGCCGTCATGCCAGACAAAGCGGCCAATGACTTTTTCAATCTGGTCCTCCTCTGTAGACCTCGCAAGCTTGTTGTCGAGGGAAACGCATACCAGCGCACGCTTAAATGGTACCTTGAACAAGAAATGACCAAGCGGCGAATTTACGTCGCTAGCGAGCTAGTTATCGCTAAGACGCGGAAAGCGAATCGGATCATGAGCACGATTCCGATGCTGGCCGCGTATGGGCACTTCTGGATCAAGCCCGGCATGCAGGAGCTGATTACTCAAGCCGACGACTATGATCCGAACGTCAAGGATCAGCCGGATGACTTGCTCGATGCCATCAGCATGGCAATTATCGACCAGAACCCGGCGCTGAAAGGTACCATGGTCGAGGACCCTGAGACTGGCGGAGTTATCGAAGACGAGAGCCAGTATGAAGAACTAACCGTTCGAGGAGCACCGTGAACAAAGAGATCGCCGACAAGCTTAAGCACGGCACACCGCTCCACAAGAAGATCAGCGGCGCGCTGAAGGACCGCTTGCGGATGAGCAACGCTCGTTTCAGGGATCGCTATGTCACGATGGCCAAGAACGAGGAGCTATTCCAAGCTTATATTCCTGAGAAAGAGGTCGATCGGGTAAGGCGGGCGAAGCGAGAGGGTCAAGGAATCCCTGAATACCGGACGATCGAGCTCCCGTACGCGTACAGCGTCGTCATGACCGCTCATACATACTATACGAGCGTCTTTCTCGCCCGCTCACCGATCCTCCAGCTCAGCGGTCGTCACGGAGAAAGCGAGCAGGGTGTCGCTGCCATGGAAGCACTCATGGCTTACCAGCTTAGCGTGGGTCAGAACCTGCTGCCGCTCTTCGTCTGGTTGCTCGATCCAGGAAAATATGGCTACGGAGTCATCGGCCACCACTGGGATGTGGAAACGACTCGTATTCGCAAGCTGATCCAGCAGAAGCCTACGTTCTTCGGCACAGAGATTCCGTTTGCCAAGTCCCGCTCAGTCGCTGTCGTGGAAGATCTCGTCTCCTACGAAGGAAATAAGATCTTCAACGTGCGGCCTCAGGACTTCTACCCAGATCCTCGAGTCGCGCTCGTCCACTTTCAGAAAGGTGAGTTTTGCGCTCGCTATACTGAGATCGCCTGGAACGAAATCTTCGCTGGTTCGCGTGAGGGTATGTTCCGCTACTTCAACTACGATTATCTGAAGAAGAACAAGGCGGAACGTGAAGGCCACGGCGACGCGGAACCTCTACGCGATACGGGAAGCTCGAACGTCACAGAGCTCCCAGGTACCAGCTTCCAGGAGGCCGGCTTCGACGTACCTGTTGGGTTTGTTAAAGGCCATGAGCTCTACTTGAAGCTCCGCCCGAGTGAATGGGAGCTTGGCAAGGAAAACCGCGAGGAGATCTGGGCCTTCAACATTACCACTAACGATTGCATCTTCGGCGCTGAGCCGCTCGGAGAGTACCATGGGAAGTTCCCCTTTGATTTAATCACAGACGAGATCGACGGATACACTGTTTTCCCACGCAGCACGCTGGAACGATGCCGACCACTAAACGACGTGATGACCTGGCTCATCAACACTCACTTCTACAACGTGAGGGCGGCGTTGAACAACCAGTTCGTCGTCGATCCCTCGATGATTGTGATGAAGGATGCGGAGAACCCAGATCCTGGCAAGCTTATCAGGCTGAAGCCGACCGCCTACGGCAAAGACGTGAGAACGGCGATGAGCCAGCTTCAAGTAATGGACATTACTCGCGGGCACGTAGGTGACCTTCAGCTGATGATGGATATGGTCCAGCGGATGGTGCCGGCTAACGACGCGCTCATGGGCATGCAACAGAAGGGCGGCAGGGAAACAGCTACGATGGGTCGGATCTCGACCAATTTTGCTGTGAGTCGCTTGAAGACCCAGTGTGAATGGTGGAGCGCGTGCGGATTCACTCCGATGACGCAGAAACTCGTGCAAAGGACTCAGCAGAACTATGACACTGCGAAGAAGTTCAAGCTCGTCGGCGATCTGGTCCAGTTCGGCCAGAAATTTGCGGAGGTTAGCCCGGAAGCGATCGCTGGGTTCTACGATTATGAGCCGGTCGATGGAACGCTCCCCGTCGATAGATTTGCCCAAGCCAACCTCTGGCAAATGCTTCTGGGTCAAATGCAAAAGGCGCCGCAGATTCTTGCCACTTACGACATCGCGAAGATTTTCGCGTTTGTCGCTGTTCTTGGCGGGATCAAGAACCTTCAGCAGTTCCGGCTTGTACCGAACGAACAGATTCAGCAGCAAGCGCAGGCTGGTAATGTTGTTCCCCTTAAAGACGTGACAGGAAAGAACATGATGGAGCCGAGACAAACTCCGCAGGCTGGGCCGACCGGATGAAAGACGAACGGAAGGAAGAACTTGAGGGTGAACTTCAGCGTGCGGCTAACGATGAGCATGTGTGGAAGACCTTCATGGAGCATTCAGGATGGGCGAAGCTTTCCGCCTTCCTCAAAGAGCAGATGGACTTGCGTAAGCAGGCCGTCGTGCTTACACCGATTAACAGCGTTGGTCAGGCGTTCTCCCAGGAATTCTACAAGGGGGAATGTCAAGGAATCAGTACTGCGCTGGAAACACCTCGGGCGCAACTCGAGATGGCGCAGATGGAACGTAGAATTGCAACTAAATCACTGGAGATAGAAGATGAACCTGAAGATGAAGTGGCCTCTGAATTCGCCGGAAGACTCGACGGGAACCCCTTCGGGGGGAGCGCCAGCGAGTGATGGAGCAGCGGCTCCGGCAAGCGCACCTACCGTCGTCGAGCTGCCGGATACCGGTCAGCAAGGTCACGAGACAGACAACGTAGACGGAGACGATTCGTCTATTGACTGGGCCGCGGAATCTACGCCTGCGCAGGAAGATCCGGACGTTACGGGAGACGATGAACCCTCCCCACCTCCGGCCCCTCCCCAGCCGCCGCAGAAACCTCCGGCTCAACCGCCGCAGCCTCCACAACGGGCTCCGGTTAAGGCACCCGCTCAACAACCGCCTACGCAGCAAGACCCTGCGCAGCCGCCGGTTGATCAGCAGGCGCCCCCTCCGACTGAGGAACAACCCCAGCCGCAGGAAACACCCGAGCAGAAAACTGCTCGTGAGGCTCTCGAGAAAACTGAACGAGAGCGGGTGGAGCAGGAACAGTTTGCCCAGCTCACGGATTACTACAAGATTCCGGACGACCTGGCAGCTCGGCTCTCAACGGAGCCAGAACTCGTTCTGCCTGTTTTGGCAGCGAAGATTCATCAGGCGCTCATGCGAACTCACATGAACATGCTCTCGCAGGAGCTTCCGCGACGTATACAGGAGATCAACACGTATCACGCTGCGGAAGAAAAGTCGAAGGAAGCTTTCTTCGGACGGTGGCCAGGATTGAAGGGTCACGAGAAGCAGGTTATCCAAGTCGGCGCGATGTATCGCAAGATGAATCCCAATGCTACGCCTGAAGAGGCGATCGAGAAGATTGGGCGAGTAGTGAATGCGGCACTGGGGCTGGCGGGTGATACACCCTCGTCCGCTCCGGCACAGCCTCCCGCAAGACCCCAGCCACCGGCGGCCAAGTCTGGTTTCCGTCCGGCAGGGACTCAAGCGTCGGCTTCCGCGGCCGCACCGCCTTCCGACAACATCTTCACCGCAATGGCCGAGGAGTTCTTGATGGACGACTCTGCGCCATAAGGTGACAAGGAGCTGAAGTGAAACTGTTGCAAATGCTGTTCAACCCGCTGACGCTGATGGACGAGCTGTTCGCTCTGTTCACCTTCTCAGCAATTGCCGGTCTCCGCGGTACGGGCGACTGGGGCACGGACGAGCGTCCGAAGAACTTCAGGGAGATGATCCTCTGGAGACGCCCCAACGGCAACACTCCGATCACTGCCCTGATGAGCAAGACGAAGTCCGTCAAGGTAGACGATCCGGAATTCGCCCACTGGGAAGAAGAGCTGAACGCGATCCGTGTCCAGCTCGACGCTACGGGCCTGTCGGCGGCCAGCACCACGGCCACCATCGTAGCGGGCGACGCCCAGAACCTGGTCCCCGGCGACGTTCTGCTGGTGGAAAGCGCCATCACGTCGGCTTACGCGCACGAGATCGTGGTCGTTTCCTCGGTCACGAACGCGACTACCTTCGTGATCAAGCGCGGTCAAGCAGGCACCACGCCTGCAGTGACTGGCGTATCGGCATTCCTGACGAAGATCGGGAACGTCTACGAGGAGGGTTCGCTCTCCCCGGACGCCAGCACGCGCAACCCGACCAAGATCTACAACCTGGTCCAGATTTTCAAGACGGCCTATCGCATCACGGAGACGGCCAAGCGGACCAGGGCGCGGACGGGCGATGCGCTGACGAACGACAAGAAGCGCAAGATGTTCGACCACAGCGTGGCTCTCGAGCTCGCCTTCCTCTTCGGGAAGCGGCATGAGACCACGGGTCCTCAGGGCAAACCCCTGCGGTTCACGGGCGGGCTGCTGTTCATGCTCGCGACGTATGCTTCCAGCCGGGTGATCGCGTTCACTACGACCCCGACCGAAAGCACGCTGCTCGATGCCGTCTTCCCGATCTGGGACTACAGCACCGATGCAGGAGACGAGAGGATCGTCTTCGCCGGCAACGGAGCGCTGAATTCGCTGAACAAGCTGGCGAAGAACCAGGCCAGCACGCGAATCAACTTCAACGGCACCGTGAAGGAGTACGGCATGCGTCTGCAGCAATGGACGTTCCCTCAGGGGACGCTGTACTTCAAAACCCATCCGCTGTTCAACACCCACGGCAGGTTCACCAATGACATTCTGATCGTCGATCCGAGTGCCATGGGGTATCGCTACCTCCGTGACACGAAGCCGCAGGACAACATCCAGGCAAACGACGCGGACGAGGAAAAAGGTCAGTGGCTGACGGAAGCCGGCCTGCAACTCGAGCACGCGAAAACGATGCTCTGGATCCACAACTTCGTGGTTCCGTAATAAGCGAACGTCGGCCAGAGCACTGACGTGAACTCCGGGCAGATAATCGGCCATTATTTGCCCATTTAATGAGCGAGCGATATGAACGCCAGCTTTGAGAGAAAACTGAACGTACTGGTAGCCTTCCCGGCAGGGGAGCTCTGGCATGGTAAGTTCGGCATTAGCCTGTCGAACATGCTCTGCTATATGATGGCGCAACCAGTTCCCGGGTATCGAAACCAGCGTATCCAACCGATGCAGCTGCGGGGCTCGATTCTGCCTCGATCGAGACACAAGCTCGTGAAGGAAGCTCAACGGCAGAGCTGCTCCCACGTGCTCTGGGCCGATACTGATCAGACGTTCCCGCGTGACACCTGCCACAGACTGCTCGCTCACGACAAGGACGTAGTCGGCTGCAACATTGCGACTAAGCAGCTTCCAGCCACGACGACCGCGAGGAAGAAAACCGATAAATACTGGGGCGAAAGTGTGTTCACTGACCCGGACTCTCCGCCGCTCGAGAAGGTTTGGAGGCTCGGAACCGGTATTATGCTCGTCAAGGTGCAGGTTTACAACCGCATCGGAGCGAATGTGTTCGATATTCCCTGGATTCCCGAGATTCAGGATTATCAGGGTGAAGACTGGACGATGTGCCAGCGGATGGAACAGGCCGGCATCGACATCTGGGTCGATCATAAGCTGAGCAATCAGATCGGTCACCTGGGCGAACTCGAATACACTCACGATATGGTGGGTGAGCGGGTGGTGGAAGAGGTCAAAGTGATCGGAGAGGCCTGATGAACGTCAAGGATACCCTCGATTTGCTGATGAAACAGCTCGGAAATAGGAAAGATCCTGAATTTCGAGAAACCTGCTTGAAGCAAATGACAGTTATTCAGCAAAATCTCGAAGGAATGGCCCAGCTTCCGTGGTTTTTGATAAGCGAAGAGGCCACAACTGTCACAACTCCGGGCGAGCGGCGCATTTTGCTCCCTCAAGACTTCATTCGAGAGGTCGAAGAGCAGCCGCTAACGCTCGATCTGGTCGATGAGACCGAAGATGACGTCAAAATCCATCGCTTTGGTTACGACGAGGCCTTTCACGAGTTCGGAACTGCCGCAAGCGGCAAGCCGTTCGTCTACACAATCAGGGGATTCTACATTTTGCTCTTCCCCGTACCAGACGACATCTATACCCTCAGACTTTCGGGCTATTACGCTCGGCAAGCGCCGCCGACTGACAACGTGAGCTCAGAGAACCAGTGGTTTCGCTGGGCTAGCGATCTTATCATGGCCAACACAGGCATGGTGATGGCTGCGCTCCACATTAAAGATCGAGAGAAGGCGCAGGACTTCAATGTCATGCAGCAAACGGCCTTGGCGCGTCTGGAACGTGAACAGACGGCAAGGGAAGAAGCTAATCGAGACAGGAGAATGAATTAAATGGCTGCCTTTAACAAGTTCAATTCGTTTGTCGAGGCGCGTGGACGGAAAGTTCACAACCTTCACACAGACACCCTGAAAATCATGCTGACCAACGCGGCACCAGTCGCCGGGAACTCGGTCAAGGCGGATATCGTCGAGATCGCCGCCGGAAACGGCTACGCTGCGGGCGGAGTCGCTCTGACGGGTCAAAGCTATTCGCAAGTAGCCGGCGTAGCCAAGCTGCTCGC